CTGATTTAAATTGTATTTACTACAAAACAAAAGTCACAAAAAAGCAGAAGCAGGAAATTACTGGAAGCGATTTGTTTGAAGTTGTTGATTAAATAGGTTATAAGAACATGGAAATAAAAATAAGAGAATGTAAACATAAGGGGAAGCAATGTGGAAAACTTGGGGGATGTTATGTTAATGGGATTGAGTGCGAGGAATTGGAGAAATTAAAGAAAAATGAAAAATTCATTTAAAACTAAAATAATAATATGAGATTTGGATTCTGTAAAAGTTGCAAAGAATTTAAGTTTTTGACAAAGCATAGTAAGATAGGCAATCATAAGCCACCTTTTGTTTATATTTGTCGAAGCTGTCATAATAAAAAACATGGAATGAATCCCCCCAGAAAGAAAGCAGGAAAAAAATATGCCAAATGCACAAAGAAAAGTCACAAAAAAAAGAGGAAAGATGGGAGATCAAGATATAGCTGAATTAGCAAGAGAATTAGATGATACTAAAGAAAAACAAAAAGAAGAATTAGACAAAATAGGAGAATCATATGAAATACACAAAAATTTGTAAAAACCTAAACTGTGGAAAAGAATTTAAAACAAGCAGAATGGATAAATTATTTTGTTGCCATTTATGTTGTAGAGAATATTGCGCTTTAAAATCTAAACAAAATAGGAAAGAAAGAAAATGATCTTTGTAAATCCAGATTGGGAAAAAGAAGAAGAACCAAAAGAACTTACTTCTGGCACTGTAGTGAAATGGTCAAACACTTACAAGCAATTAGAAATCTTGGAGAAAGATGGAAAGTTTAAAACATATTCTATTCGTGCAAAAGCTAAACAATTCATTAAACATAATTGTATTGATTATATCAAAAAGAGTGAAGATATAGATGGAAAAGGACATTATATTTGTAAACCAATTGAAGGATACAATAAAAATACTTATAAAATGTATTCTTTACCTAATCAAGAATTTGAATGTAATTGCCAGTTTTATCAAAGAGTAGTTAAAATACAGAAAATTCCAGGACTAATTTGTTCTCACATCCTTGCTTTGAAATTACAATTAAAGATATGGAACTGGGAAAGAAGAAAAGCTAAAGAATTGGATGGTTTCAAATGAATATCAAAGAATTAAAGCAAAATCTTGAAAAAAGGAAAAATCAATTGTTTTATACCCTTTGTGAAGATGAATCTATTTTTCATCCTAATGTAATTCATCAATTAGTAATGGAATTAAGAGCAGTCATTAAATTATTAAAAGAATTTGAATAGAAAGAAATATATACTTTGAAGTCTTTTATTTTCTATGACATTTAAGGGTAAATTAGAGGAATTGGGAGAAAATGCACAGAAGAAAGCTATTCGATTAAGTGTTGAAGGGTTGTCTGCTGCTGCTATTGCTGATAAATTAAATGAAGAATATGGAAGTGATTTAACGCCTTTAAATACAGGAGATTTTCTAAGAAGAGCTAAACACAAAATGTATAGTTATGCAAGGACACATCAAAAGAATTTTAATTCAAAATTAAGAGAAACATATTTTAATACTTTAAGTCAAATAAATACTTTAACTTCTGAAATCTGGAAGGTATTTTATGACATAAAAGAGAACCCAGAATATAAGGAAAAAACAGTTTCATGTCCTAAATGTAATCACTCTTTTAAAATTCAGTTTAAAGTTCATGATGCCCTTTTAAAGACAGCAGATAGGATTTTAGAATTAGTTAAGCATGTTGATAAAGTAACAGGGAAGTTAAAAACAGGTGGTTCTATTAAATTTGAACAGAATATAGTTCAATTAACTCAAAATATTCAAAATGTAATACCAAAATTATTTCATTCTGCAGAGAAGCAGGGTTTAATCAAAATTATAAAAAGAAAAAGATTAAGAGAGTCAAATGGATAATCAACCATTAGAAAGGACAGTTGAGCAGGTAGAACTTGAGTTGGTTAAATGCTCATTTAGAGAATGTTCAGATAGAGGAAATTTAGTAAGATGTTATTCAGATATTTTTACATTATGTCCAAGATATATTACTCACAAAAATTATCTAAAAACTGTTAGAGAAATGAAAGCAAATAGAAAATATAAAAGAAATTAAATTAATGATTTTCCCTTAATTCCTGTTCTATTTTTTTATAAATCTTTTTTCCATCTATTCTTCCAGAATTCATGAATAAGTAATTTATAAATGTTTCTATAATTCTTCAAGATAGTTATCCTTAAATGAGTCTTTGATTTCCTTGTCGTTCCCCCAGCTTTCTATGTCTATTTCATCTGGAGAAATTCCTTCTACTATTTTATCTGCAATAAATTGAGTTAATTCAAAATATCTACCACTAAACTTTTCTTTTATCTCTGGATGATCATTTAGATATTGTCTTGCTAATTCTATCTCATCTATTGTTTTATCTGTGTGATATTTCTGTTCTTCTTTGAGTAAATCCTCATTCTTAATGAAGTTAGGTGCTAACTCTCTTCCTCTACTTGTGATCAAAATCATTCCTTTGCGTATTAAATCAGGTTCTATATCTAATTTAATATAATTCTCACTTCTACGCAACACTAAACCAATATTTCTTACTCCGGATCTTCCCACTTTCTTTAAGTAATTAATGTACTCTTCCTGTTCATTAGATAATCCACTATAAATATTTATTTTCATCATGCGGAACACTTTAATCAAATTATTTTTATCTCTTTTTCCATACATATCCATATATTTAATCAATTTCTTTAAAATTCTAATATTAAGGGTATACCTTATTAGATAAGTGATACATTCTTTGTCTAACTTCATTTTATTTAAAATCTGTTTGGTCATTTGTTCGTTTGGTTCATCAAATTCTATTCTCATTAATCTGTCTTGTAGTGGTTTAGGTAAACCTTCGGGTTCTGTAGTGGTGCATATAAAAATTGCGTTTAATTTCTTTTTTCCACCATCAATATATAGTTCGCCATATTCAATTACAGGATAAATCAACTCTGCTACATTATCTCTCATACCGTGTATTTCATCAATACATACAATCGAATTATCTTTTAAATTGTTTAAAATCTCTAAAATCTTTAATTTACTTTGATTACCTGCCATATAAACAAATGGACGTTCAGTTTCAACTGCTATCATCATAGCTGAATAAGTCTTTCCTGTTCCAGCATAGCCACTAAATAACAAATTAATTTGTTCACCTAATCTAATCTTTTCTAAGACTAATTTAATAAATTCTTCTTGTTTTTCTGAATAAACCACATCCTTAAACTTGGGTTTTAAAAGAATTTCACCTATTTTCTCTTTCACTTCTTCATAATAGCTTTGTGTTGCTATATTCCAATTTCTCATTTTTCACCTCAAAATAATAAAAAAAATAAAAATTATTGATTGCAGTGTTTTTCTAACTCTATTTGATTGTCTATGTATTGCTTTAAAACTTCAAAAAACTTTTTAGTTCCTTCTCTTTTAACGTATTTCAATAGTTCTTGATGTATACTTATTTCATCTTCTTGTAGTTGCTTTAAATCATTCATTTTGATTATTAAAACACTCTATCTGCGCGACATCTATACAAGCAAAAACATCCTTGATCCTTAACTTAACATAGTCATTAAGTTTATCTCTTAAATCCTCTAATACTCGACAACTTTCACAATTTTCAATATGTTTCACTAAATCATTTTCGTTCATTTTATTTATCTTCTTCAAAAGCTATAAAATCACTAATATTCATAGAAATATTAATTAACATATCTTCTTCTGCTTGTTCTAAATCTTCTATTTTTTCTATTTCTATTTCTGGTTCTGTTTTCCAATATGCTTTATATTTCATTTTAAACTTCTGTATCTTCCCATAGATTAGTATCAACTACTTCAAATTCCCATTTATCAATCCAAAAACTGTCACCTATTGCAAAATCATCTTTTTTTATTGCTTCTTCAAATTGTTTGATTTTCATTTTTTAATAATTCCAGATAAATCAATTAAACCTTTAAAACTTCTTTTTTCTGTATCTGTTTCAATAATAAAAACAACTTCTATCTTTTCAGTATTTCTCCAATCTTTATTATCAAAAGGTTTCATCTTTGTGTGTGTTGTTGCTTCTCTTGTCAGATTATTCATTTTTATCTTTAATGCTTATAGTTCCTATAACAATCTCTGTACCCTCATCTAAAACAACTCTTCTTTTTTCTTCTTTAGTCCATTTAATCATCATTTTAACCTCCTTTCAATAAATTATTTTTTAAAAACATCATTCTATTATATTGCTTATCTGTTAAGGGGTTCTCTAAACTATACTTGCTTAAAGCTTTTAATTCTGCTAAATCTTTCATTCCTTCAAATTCTTTAATTAATTGTTTTTTATGATTCATTTTGATTGTTGAATATAAAAAAAAGAGAGAAAAAAATAAAAAATAACTCATCTCTCTTTATTCTTCTTTTTTTTCTTCAGAAGTTTCTTTTTCTTCTGTGGAAGCTTCTTGTTCTGTTTCACCTTGCATTTTAACACCTCACAATTTAATTAGAGTATTATCTGCGATTTAATACATAACCAGCGTCTTTATTCCTATTTTCTTTTTCTTCTTTTGTTCCTTTGAAAAGCCACGAACTTAAATTATAAACAATATTAAACGCCCTGCTCATACCTAAAACACCATCATAAAATAGACCTCTATCTGCTTGTTCTTTTTTATAGTGTGTATCAAATCCAAGATTTTTAAGATAAATTGGGTTTAACTGCATTATACTATTATCTCTTTTATCTACAAAAGCCAAAATAAAGTTTTTGCTTTGAGAGTTATCCCAATTCACACCATTAAAGCTACTGAATACATAAACATTATAACCAGCGTCTTTTAGTTGTTTTCTTAACTTTTTTTTCTTATCTTCTATTTCTTTGTCCATTTTTACCTCATTACATTTTTTGATTATTTAATTATCTCAAAACCCATGTCTTTGAGCATATTGCAATATTCTATAAAACTATCATAATGAGGAGTTGAACAAGTGTTTATAGTTCCTTCTCTTAGTTCTTTCTTATATTCCTGTTCTGCATTAAATTTTGTTATTTGCATTTTAAACATTTGATTATAACCCAGCTCATTACGGTAGTCCAAAAGCAAACCATAGCAACGGCGACAGCCAAATAATCAGTTATAACAAACTCTACAAGTCCACTTATAAAGATTATTCCAGCAATGATTAATAATTTATTTTCTTTCATTTGAATATAAAGGAGAAAGGGTATAAAACCCAATCTCTCTTTTTCTTATCCCATTTCAATTCACTTCTGCGAAAAAGGTTTTTTATGTAGTTTATTAATTTCATTTTTCCTTATGAAATTTGATTTTTACATCAGCATGACGGAGTATAAGCTCCGTTTACTTGGTATTAAGAGGAATTTATCCTTTTTAAGTCTTTCGCAAGTGTTTACAATAGTATAGTCACTATGTAGTTTATACATATAAGGGCATGTATATAGGTATAGAGTAATACCCCAAGCAGAGGGATTGTACAATAAATATATATTAGTATATACTCTCTTGCATGGCACCATGTCCTCGCCGAAGGCAAACAATAGACACAATAAGAATTAATAAACATATGTTCCTCTTATTTGCATTAGTTCCTCTTATTTGTATAATAGTTCCTTTTTGTTAAGTATGATTAAAACTTTTAAGCATTGCTAATAACTTTTAAGCGTTACTGTGTAATACCTTATGTGTAAAAGGTTCGTATAATTAACATTATGCGTATACTATACATAGGTAGGGCTTACAATCCTAAAGAAAGTCATATCAACTACTTAGTAACTCTAAAATTTGTAGATAATTTTTAGAAAAAAGTTTATGTGTAACAAAAACCCCGAATTAGGTAGTGGTATTTTAGTCATAAAATACTATATAAAACCGAAAAGTATTTAAAGAAGTGATTATTAGTTATATTATGAATTTAATTAAGAAAGTTGTTAAGAAAAAGAAATTACTTTTCTCTGGTCATAATCATGTTTTAGTTATACCTAAAAAATGGATAGATGAATTAGAATGGACCAGACAAACTGAATTAGTTATGGAGTTTGTTCCTTATAGAAATATGATTATTATCTCTTCGCAGATTCCCAAAGATGAGGTGAATCCTGACTCTGTCGCTCCTAAGGAGACTCATGATGATCAAAAAAGTGATATTATCACCATCTAACATAGAATATGTGTTTGAGTTAGCAAAGAAAATATCAGACCCAAGAGCTAAAAAAGGGAACTTTAGTAAAGCTTTAAGAAAAATAATAGAGGAACATAAAAATGGAAATTATAACAAAGGAAGAAGAAAAACAAAAAATTGAAAAAGAATTAGAATCAAAAAAAATAAACTTGCTTGATTTTGTTATATTTAATACTTCTTGGGCTAAAGATAAAGATGGAGAAAGAGATACCACAAATTTATCTTTATTTCTTAAATTTGCACAGTGCAATAGATATGGAAAAAAAATTCTTGATGGGGGAGTATCTTATTGGCAATTAAAAGAAATAGATAAATTGAATTTAGATATAAATTATGGTGAAGTTGCGGTTTTTAATCGCACTAAAGATTCTGGAGGAAAAGAGTTTAATTCAAAATGAATGGCAAACAAGTTTTAGAAATGATGGATAAAAGAAAAGAGAAAGAGAAGGAAAAAGAAAAAGAAATGTCTAAAGAAGAATTAAGAGAATCTAAACAAAAAATCTTAAAATTAAAAGAAAACACTAACAAAAATTTTATAGAAATTGGTGAAGAATTATTTAAAGTTAAAAAATCATTACCTCATGGAGATTGGATTCCTTGGATTGAAGAAGAATTAGAATTTTCAGATAGAACTGCAAGAAGATTTATTCATATCTATCAACACCCCGAAAAACTTGCTAATGTATGGGGTCACAAAACGGACGCCAGCGTCCAATTTGAACCAATCCCCGCAGGAACATTTGATATAATTTATGCAGACCCACCTTGGAAATATGATTTCTCAGAAACAGAAAGCAGAAAAATAGAAAAAAAATATAAGACTTTAACTTTTGAAGAAATAAGAGACTATGAAGATTCTAATGGAAAACTCATTAAAGATTTACCTAAAAATAACACTGTATTATTCTTATGGGCAACAGCACCAAAACTAAGAGAGGCATTAGAAGTAATGAATGAATGGGGATTTGAATATAAAACTCATGCCATTTGGGATAAAGAAATAATTGGAATGGGATATTGGTTTAGAGGACAACATGAATTATTATTAGTTGGAGTAAAAGGAAAAGTAAGTCCACCAGAAGAATCATTAAGAGTATCTTCAATTATTGTGGAAAAGAGAACAGAACATTCTAAAAAACCTGAAGTAATTTATGAATTAATAGAAAAATGGTTTCCAAATCAAAATTACATTGAATTATTTAGTAGAAAGGAAAGAAAAAATTGGGTAAGTTGGGGGAATGAAATTGGAAGAAAATAAATATGCACATATACAGGCAGCAGTAAATTTCTGCGATTTGATTAGGTCTACACTTGGACCGCGCGGAATGAATAAAGCTGTAATAGACAAACATACAATCTTTACAAATGATGGATATACAATAATAAACAAAATAAACATAGACGATCCAATAGTCAATTTATTTAAAGAATTAGCAAAAAGTCAAGATGAAGCAATAGGCGACGGAACTTCTACTGCTGTAATTCTTTCTGGACAATTGTTAGACAATGCTTTAACATTGCTTAATAGAGGAATTCACCCAACTACAATCATGAATGGATATTCACTTGCTAAAATAGAATCAATCAAACTACTTGGAGAATTAAAAGAAAAAGGAGATAAACAAAAAATTATTGAAACTGCATTTGGTTCTAAAATTTCAAAAGATTTAGTAAATATTCTAAAAAGTTTGATTTTAAAGGTAAAAGATTTTGAAAATCTAAAAATTCATAAATTGCCTAATTCTGACCCAATTAAGTCTGAAATTTTTAAAGGATATGTTTTCGATGGATTTACTCTAAATGAACGTATGAAAGATGAAGTTTCTGGAAAAATTGCAGTTTTAGATTATCGAACTAATGTGGAAGCAAGTAATGTGCAAGTCAATTCTGCTAAAGGTTTGGAAGAAATGAATTTGTATGACAGAAAATATAAAAGAGAAATAGTAGATAAATTAGTTGAACAAAAAATTGATTGTTTGTTTTATACAGATACAAACCCAGAATTTGAAAGTTATTTAACAGAAAAAGGGATTACAGGAATAGTAATAATCCAAAGAGAAAATATAGATGGAATTTGCAAAGCATTAAACATAATAGCTACTTCTAATATAGATAATATTTATTCTACTGAAGGAAAAATAAAATATAAAAAACCAAATCAAATCTATGTTTATGGAGATTATGAAACTTTAGTCTTAAAAGGGCCTACAATCCAAACTTTAGATGAAATAGAAAGAGCAGTTCATGATGTAATCTCTTTGTTGAAACACAATATAGACCAAGTAATCGGCGCAGGAGCAATAGAAATTGAATTAGCTAATCATTTATACAGAATTGCAGAATCGATTGGAGGAAAAGAACAACTCGCTATAGAAAAATTTGCTGAAAGTTTAGAGTCTATTCCTTTAATAATTGCTGAAAATTGTGGGCTTGATTCAATTCAGGTTTTGACTTTACTTAAAACAATGCACAAAGAGAATCCAAATTTAGGTGTAGATATGAATACTGTTGGTGGATTTTCAGATGCAAAAGAAAGAGGAATAGTCGAACCAGTTTTAGTTAAAATTCATGCAATCAACTCTGCTACAAATGTTGCAAATTTAATACTCAAAACAGATAAATTACTAATTGGAGAAAAAAAATGAAAGTTTTGGTGACAGGCATCTCGGGATTTTGTGGGAGTCATTTAGCAGAGTATGCATTATCTAAAGGAGCAGAAGTTCATGGCACAGTAAGATGGCGAAGCCAGATAGAAAATATCAAAGAAATAGAAAATTCTTTAATACTCCATGAATGTGATATAACTGATGCATTTGCTTTTAGGGATATAATCAAAAAAGTCAAACCAGACTATATTTTTCATTTAGCTGCTCAATCCTTCGTAAAAGCATCTTGGACTGAACCTTCTCACACACTTTATACTAATATTATAGGAGAATTAAATTTATTTGAAGCTGTAAGATCTATTCCCAATTACAAACCAAGAATACAAATTGCTGGGAGTTCTGAAGAATATGGACACGCAAAAGAGATGCCAATCAAAGAAGATACAGAATTATTACCATTATCTCCTTATGGTGTTTCAAAAGTTGCTCAAGATTTGCTTGCATTTCAATATTTTAAGTCTTATGGCATGCACATCGTAAGAACCAGAGGATTCAACCATACTGGACCCAGAAGAGGAGAAGTTTTTGTTTGTTCCACTTTTGCAAAACAAATTGCAGATATAGAAAAAGATAGAAAGAGTCTGATAATCAAAGTTGGAAATTTAGATGCAGAAAGAGATTTTACTGATGTTAGAGATATGGTAAAAGGTTATTGGTTAGCTTTAGAGAAAGGAGAACCAGGTGAAGTTTATAATATCTGTTCAAGTAAAGCTTATCCAATTAAGAATATACTAAAAAAATTATTATCCTACAGTAAAATAAACATTCAATTAATAAAAGATCCAAGTCGGTTAAGACCAAGTGATTTACCTGTCTTATTAGGAGATAACACAAAATTCTATGAAAAAACAGGTTGGAAACCCCAAATCCCAATAGAACAAACTTTATTAGATTTACTAAATTATTGGAGAAATAAATGAACATTCTAAGTGCAATCATGGGGGCATTAGATCTAATTTGCATATCTATAATCTTAATTGCTTTTGGATGGGCATGGTGGACAACTATTTTATTTTTTGCGATGGTACTAAAAGGAGGAATGAGTTTTTTATGAATACTTTTATAGATTATCAAATGCGCGGTGGGATGCACCCAGACAAAGAAATAGATAAAATTGAAACAGAAATAGCGAATGAAGCATTTAGACAGTATCTTATTTCTCCAGTATATCAAAAGAAAGGATTAAAGTGGACTTATAATTGGACTCACTTTAGAACATTATATTGGACTCAGAACCCAGAATTAATTAGATTTCTTTACAAAAAGAAGATGCAAGCTCATTATATGGAAATTGAAGTTTCTACAGTTTGCAATTTAAAATGTTCTATGTGCGAGCATACTTACTGGAAAGAGAAAAGTAAGAACATGAGTTTCAAAGATTTTAAAAAGATAGTGGACCAATTTCCCCAGCTTAAATGGATTGGTTTGACTGGAATTGGAGAATCTTATTGTAATCCAGAATATCCTAAAATGTTAGAGTATATCAAAAAGAAAGGAATCTATGTTGAGAATTTTGATAGCTTTAGTTTTATAACTGATGAACAAATGAAACAGATGGTAGATTTAAGCATGGATAAAATATATGTAAGTTTAGATGCAGGAACAAAAGAGACTTATGAAAAAATTAGAGTAAATGCCAAATGGGATAAAGTAATTAGAAATATCAAATATTTAGATTCATATAAAAAAGAGAAAAATTCTTATTTTCCAGAAATTTGGTTTCATTTCATTGTAAGCAAAGAAAACAAACATGAAATGATAAAATATTTAGATATGATAGATAATTTAAATATAGATGTAAAAAAAGTTCAGTTTACTTTGGTTTTACATGGTTATAAAGAAATAAAAGATAAAATTACAACTCTCTCAGAAGAAGAAAAAAAGAATGTAGTAAAACATGCACAAAGTTTAGGATTAATTGCTACATTCAATGTTGATACTGTTTCACCAACAATCCCCAAAACAGACTGCACTGCCTGGACAATGCCTTTTGTTTTTGTTGATGGAACTATGATAAATTGTTGTTCTATGAATGAACAGAACGATAGACCCTGGCAGAGAGAGACTTCTATTGGAAATCTTATAAAAAATGATATAAATGAATTTTGGGAAGATTATATTCATCCAAATAAAGCTTGTGAGAGGTGCATTTTGTTTAAATGACATATTCCCACATCCTAAAGGGTAGGGTATCTTAAAGAAAATGGTAAAAAAACTACAAATACAAAGTAATGGAAGACCAGATGAGTTTTATACTCCAAAGGAAGCAATACAACCTCTCCTTCCATTTTTAAAGGAAGGCTGGACTATTTGGGAATGTGCTTGGGGGAAAGGAAGTTTAGCAAAACACCTAAAAGAGAATAAAGAAAAAGATTTGAAAGTTATAGGGTTGGTTGAGGATTTTTTAAACTCTAAATGGGATAATAAGAATTGGGATTGCATTGTAACTAATCCTCCATATTCACTTAAAGAAGAGTTTTTGAGAAAGTGTTATGAATTAGGAAAACCCTTTGCATTACTTCTTCCTTTAACGGCATTAGAGAAAATATGGGATACAATTAATTATTCCAAACAAGAGGATAAATTTTATAACTCCTTCAGGAAAAGGAAGTGGTGCTTGGTTTCAAGTTGCTTGGTTTTGTTGGAAACTTAATCTACCTAAAGATTTAATGTTTGTTAAACTAAAAAAGGAGGTTCGCAATTCCTCCCAAGCTTAAAAGCATGGGTATCCTTGCGATAATTATATGAAAATTCTTATCATAAACCCAAGTTTGTGGATATATGGTGGTGCAGAAAGAGTAATTGTCAAATTAGCAAACTATTTGACTGATAAACATCATGAAGTTTCAATTATTTGTTATGAATTATGTGATGAAGTTAGAAATGCCTTAAAAGAAGCAAGGATAATCAAATGTGATAGTCTTGAACACTTAAATTACTTTGTGCAAGAGATTATCCCAGATTTTGATGTAATAAATATTCACAATGAACCAGGATATATGATGACTTATCCTCGAAGAGCAAAAGTAGTCTGGATGTGCAATGAACCACCACATTTACAAAATCCAGAACCAAAAGACTTAGAAAAACAAATGGTTAAAAATTTCAAAGTAATTGTTGCAGACCAATTCAACAAAGAAAGAATAGATAAACTTTATAATGTAGACAGTAAAATAATTCATTATGGAATTGATTATGAATTTTTTAAAAAACAAAATACAAAGAAATTTGATGATTTTACATTAATTCAAGTTGGTTTTATAGCAGATAATAAAAATCAATTAAGAACTATTGAAATATTCAAAAAATTAAAAGAAAAAATCCCAAATGCAAAATTAAAGTTAGTTGGAAAAGCAACAAGTTACCTAAATCAAGTTAGAGCCAAAATAGAGGAATATAATCTTAAATCTGATATTGAGATAATAGATTTCTCAGATAGAGAAAATGTTAAGGTATTATATCACAAATGTCATGCTGCGATTTTCCCAGTTAAATCTCAAGGCAGTTGGTTAAGCCCTTTTGAAGCTATGAGTGCTGGTTTGCCAGTCTTTATAAGTGAAGAAGCAACTTGTAGTTCAGTATTCGTTGAAAATGATGTAGGATATGTTTGCAAAACAGATGACGATTTTGTTAAGTATATTTTAGAAGAAAAAGAAAATAAAAGAGCAGAAAATTCAAAATGGGTAAAAGATAATCTTTCTTGGGATAAATTTTCAGAAAAAATGTTGGAGGTGTTTAATGCGTATCGTATTAGTAAACCCAACGAATGAATTTATGTATCCTGGAGCCCAGCCAACAGGCTTAACAATTCTTGCAGCATATTTAAGACAATTTTATCCTAACATAAAAATTTTAGACAGAGTAGCAGGAGACAACTTACTTGATTTGTCTGTTATTAAACCAGATATAGTGGGAGTAACAGGAACCACACCCACAAGTGAAGATTGTTATAATTGTGCAGATTATGCAAAATCACTTGGTTGTAAAGTAGTCATTGGTGGAGTTCATGCGTCAATTAGACCCAAAGAGGCATTAGAACACGCAGATGCAGTTGTGGTAGGAGAAGGAGAAAAAGCATTTAAAAAGATAATTGATGAAAATTTAACAGGAATAATCAAAGGAGAAATAATAAATGACTTAGATGAAATTCCTATTCCTGCTTATGATTTAGTTCATATGGAATTTTATTTTAAACAAACACCACTTTTAAAGATTGTTGGGAAAAGAATTGCAAATATTCTTACGAGTAGGGGTTGTCCTTATAATTGCACTTTCTGTCATAATTCTTTCAAAAATTTAAAGTATAGAGCTAATTCTCCAGAAAGAACAGTCAAAGAAATAGAATATCTAATTGAAAAATATCAAGTAAACGCAATATTCTTTATAGAAGATAATTTTTTTGTTAATAAAGAGAGAGTAATTAATATTAGTAAATTGCTTATTGAAAAAAGAATAAACATAGTTTGGGGTGCAAATTCAAGAGTAAATAATATAGATATAAAAACTTTAAAAATTGCAAAAAATGCTGGTTGTTATCAAATTACTTTTGGATGGGAAAGTGGAAGTCAAAGAATGTTAGATATTTATAACAAACAAGTGACAGTCAAACAAAATGAAGATTCAATTAAACTTTGCAGAGAAGCTGGAATAAAGGCAAATGGAACTGTTATGATTGGTGGGCCTGGAGAAACATTAGAAGATTTAAACAAAACAAGAAAATTCATTACAGAAAATGATATAGATGGGGGTGTAGGGGTTTGTATCACTACTCCTCTTCCTGGAACAAAGATGTGGGAAGATTTAAAAGAAAAACCAGATGTAGATTTTTCACAATTAAATTTCTTTAGAACACCAATTCCTTTATGTGACTTTAGTGAAGAAGAATTAAGATTAATTCAAAAAAAATTTATAAAAATGGGATATTTTAAAGATTTAGAAATAAAAAATAGAGATGAAATGGAGGCAATAACAATATGAGGGTTTTAATTACAGGAGTGGCAGGATTTTTAGGAACTCATGTAGCAGATTATTTTAAAAAGAAAAAGTGGGAAGTTGTTGGAATTGATAATCTAACAGATTTTGAATTAAGCAAGGAATATGATGCAGAAAAAGTAAGAAAGCATAATTTAGATTTTCTCAAAAAAATAGGTGTAGAATTTAGAAAACAAGATTGTAGGATGGTTCTTCCTTCAGATTTTGATGTCGATTTTATAATTCATTGTGCTGCACAACCAGCTATGACTTTAGCTATTGAACATCCTTATTATGATATGGATAATAACATTAAAGGAACAGTTTGTATGTTAGAAGTTGCAAGAAAATTAAAAATACCTTTTGTTAATTGTTCAACAATTCATGTTTATGGAAATGAAGGAAATGAAGGTTTAATAGAAAAAGAAACAAGATTTGAAAGTTATGAACCAGAATTTGATGAAGATAGACCAATCCTGGATGGAGATTTAACTCCTTTGCATGTAAGCAAAAGAGCAACAGAATTATACACTCAAACTTATGCAGAAACTTACAAAATAAGAACTGCCTCTTTTAGATTAACAGGAATGTATGGAGAAAGGCAATTTGGTGGGATGAATCATGGATGGGTAGCAAACTTTGCAATTAGAACCATAATGAACAAACCAATTACAATATTTGGAACAGACAAACAAGTAAGAGATATTCTATACGCAGAAGATGTAGCAAGAGCATTTGAAATGTGGTATCAAAAAGGAAAAACAGGAATTTATAACATTGGTGGTGGAATGGAAAATTCTATTTCATTAGGAGAATGTTTAACTAAACTAAAAGTGACAAATAATCAAGATATTAAATTTGAACCTAAAAGATTTGGAGATATGTATTATTTTGTTTGTGATTATAAAAAAGCATATAAAGATTTTGGTTGGAAACCTAAAATTCTTCCAGATGAAGGACTCAAAAGAATAACTAAATGGATTCAAGAAAATAAGGAGATACTATGATTGGAATTATTCCTGCGGCAGGAGCAGGCACAAGAATAAGAAATCAATGCAAAGCACTTTTTAAAGTAAATGGAAAACCAATTATTGAGCATATCTTACAAAACTTTTTAGAATTAGGAATAAAAAAAGTGTATATAATCCAGCATGGAGAAACAATTAGAAAAGCGATTGGAGATGATTATTTAGGTCTGGCTTTAATTTATACACAGCAAAATGAACAAAAAGGATTAGCAAATGCAATTTCTATTGCAAAAGTAGCTGAAGATGTTTGTATTATCTTGGGAGATATAATTTATCTTGGAGACTTAAATGGAATGAAAAAGCATTTTGAAGTTTATAATCTTGAATGTCTTTTTGGAGTTAAAGAAGTAAAAGATAAAGAATTGATTAAACCTTCATATGGAATTACAAAAGATTATAAAGCAATAGAAAAACCAAAAGATATAAATAATTTACTACCTTTACTTGGATTAGGAATATACATGGCTAAACCATCAATATTTTATCATTTAACAAGAACAAAAGAATTTACAAATGTATTAAACTTATTTCCAAAAGGGGATGTAAAATTTCATAAATTAGATGGAGATTATTTTAATATAAATACTTTAGAAGATTTAAAAAAAGCAAATGAAATTAAAAGAACCTAAAAAAATAAATAATCAAAAATTTAAAAGAATAAGAAAAGAAGATAAAGATGGAAAAAAAACAAAAACTAAACAGAAAATATTGTAGAGCAAAAGGAATGAGATTTGAATCAAAAGTCAGAAAAGATTTAGAATCTAAAGGATGGATTGTTTCTAAGTGGCAGAATAATGTTGAGTTTAATGAAGTAAAAGTAACCTGTAATGCCATTGGAAAAGAAATGTCTAAGGATGAGATAATTAAAAAAAGTGTGTTCATGGATCCAGTTGTTTGTAGTAAAAATATCTTGAAAGGAAAATTAATTCCAGCAAGACAAGGAAGATTTAGATTAACAAGCACAGGATTTCCTGATTTTATTTGTATGATGTATGAAGGATCAAAAAAAGGTTATAAATCTCCACATGATAGATATTCTCATCCAAGAATGATTAATGATTATGAAGTTGATTATGCAAAAGGGATTAAAGAACCAATGCATCCCTTGACTCATCTTCATGCTAATTTTATTATTATAGGGATAGAATGTAAATCTAATGGTTATTTATCTAAAGAAGAAAAACTTAAATGTAAGTGGCTTTTAGATAATAATATATTTAGCAAGATATTAATTGCAAGTCAAGATAAATATGAAGATATTACTGGTAAAAAAAGAAAAAAGTTTTTAATAAAATTCATGGAGTTCAAATGAAAATTCTTTATAAAGGGGTGGTATTTAATCCAACAGGATTATCAACTGCAAATAGAGAAATAGTTAAAGCGATTGTTAATTTAAAAAGAGATGATATTTCAATTCAATGTTCGGATATTTGGCATGATGGATATGATTTTAATAAAGGATTAGACCATTTAAACATGCCAATTAATTTTAATCCAATTCAAAAAGATTTAGTTACAATATTTGCAGATTATCCTCAATTTTGGCATGAAGGATTTGGAAAACTTTATGGATTTTTTCTGCATGAAGGGACAAGATTAATCCCTGGTTGGAACAGACTAATGAATAGAGTTGAGAAAGTATTTGCACCTTCTGAAGCAACAAAAAACTTATTTAAATGGAATGATGTAATAAGACCAATTGAGGTAATACCTTATGGAACAAATCCAGAAATTTATAAACCTAATTCTAATCCTACTAATCCTACTTTTACTTTTCTTTCAGTTAATTCTTGGGGAAATGATGGAAACAGAAAAGGAACTGACCTTTTAGTTAAAGCATTTGATGAAGAATTCAAAGATGAAGATGTAAAACTTATTTTAAAAATTGGAACTTTCTGGGAAGGAAAAATAGATTACAACCAAAAACTTTTTGGAGTTCTTAAACATACAAATGATAAAATAATAATCAATGATAAATATGTTCCAGAAAAAGAGTTAGTAAAATATTATCAAAATGCAGATTGCTTTGTATCTCCTACTCGTGGTGAAGCATTTGGATTGACTATAATAAACGCAATGGCCTGCGGTTTGCCAGTAATTGTGACTAAAGATGTAAATTCAGGACATATGGATTTCTGTAAAGGAAAAGATAGTGTTCTCTGGATAGATGCACCAACAGTCAAACAAGGAGATAAAAGATTTTATGCTGAAGGAAATATGTTAGCTGAACCCGATTTAAATAGTTTAAAAAAACAAATGAGATTAGCTTATGAGCATATAAAGGATTTAAGACCAGAAGCAATTAGAAATTCAGAGGGTATAAGAAAGAACTGGAGTTGGGAATTAACAGCAACCAAACTTCTTGAGGCAATCAAATGAATCCAGAACAATTAAAAGAAATGCAAGAAATTACATGGTGGCATAAAATGGACTTAGATGGAGTCAAAACAAGAGGAGAAGATTTTACTATGGAAAAATTAGCAACAATCAAACTTCCAGCAAATTTAAAAGGAAAAACAGTAATAGATATAGGAGCTTGGGATGGTTTCTTTTCTTTTGAATGTGAAAGAAGAGGTGCAGATGTTTTAGCAGTAGATAGTATAAACCATAAATGGAAAGAAGGAGTAACTTGGAAAGCAAATGAAAGGGCAGAACTTTATCATAGTGGAAAAAAAGGATTTAATTTTGCAAGAAAAATTCTTAATTCAAAAGTTAAAGACAAAGAAATGGAAGTAATGGACTTAAAAGGAATTGGAGAATTTGATTTAGTTCTTTGTTTGGGGATACTTTATCACATGGAAGACCCTTTTGGAATGTGCAAAGTAATGTATGACATAACCAAAAAAGGTGGATTACTAATTTTAGAAACACATTCAGATTTAAAAGAAGTAAAAAGACCTGCTTTGGCTTTTTATCCTGATGGGAAATTAATTTTTGATTCAAATGACCCAGATAGTTATGTAGATGACCCAACCACTTATTTTGGACCTAACCCTCCAGCTGTAGAATCAATGTTAAAAGCAGCAGGATTTAAAGATATTCAACAGGTATCTGAATATAATCAATTTCATAGGATCTGTTTCCATGCAAGAAAATAGAAAATGATATATTGGGAAGATTTAACTCAAGTAGGAAAGGAAGAAGTAATTAGATTAGTTTATAAAGAATCAGAGATTCCTGATAATATAAATTTAAATCAACATTTTGAAAAATGGATAAAATAAGAATTTTAAGCTATAGTGATAATACAAAAATGTCTACAGGGTATGGCAACATAATGGATAATCTATTAAAAAGATGGGTAAAATTAAAACCTGATTGGGAGTTCTATCATGTTGGATGGCAGAATACTGATAGACCTCATAAAGCAGCAGAAGGTTATATTAAACTTCCAAGAGCAAAAGTAGATTTTGGATTTGATACTGTTTTTTATTATTTAAAAAAATATGAACCTAAAATTTTGATTACAATGGCAGATATAGGAAAACAGTCTGGTTTTATTAAAGGAGTAAATGAAGCAAGAAAAAGAGGATGGCGTGGAAAATGGATTATGTATTGTCCATTAGATTGTCATCAATGGGCATTACATTGGGATGAAATATTAATGGTTGCAGACATAAACTTGACTATGGCAAAATTTGGAGAAAGCACTTTTAGAAAAAACAAAGTTCCAAATGTGCAAATGATTCCAATAGGTGTAGATACAAAAACATATTTCCCAAAAGCAGATAAAGAGAGTCTAAGAATAAGATATGGAATAAATGATAAATTTGTTTGTGGATTTGTTGGAAGAAATCAAACAAGAAAAATGATTCCTTATTTAATTAAAGGTTTTGCAAATTTTGCTAAAAACAAAGATGACATTGTTTTATTGCTGCATACTGATGTTGCTCCCCCAGGTGGAGAAGGAAGAGGCAGCGTAATAGATGGACTTATCTGGAAATTTGAAAGAGAAACAAATCAATCTTTATTTGAAAGTAAAAAGATCATGCTTACACAAGAGAACTTAGGAATAATCGCAAGACAAGCAATTTCTCCAAAAGAGATGAATGATATATATAATTTAATGGATGTTTATTTGTATCCTACAGGGGGTGAAGGATTTGGCATGCCAGCAATTGAATCTCAATCAGCAGGAATACCTATCTTAATGAGTAATAACACAACAGGACCCGAATTAGCAGGAAGTACAGGCAAACTAATTGATATGCAAAAAGATAAATATGGAAGAACAGTAGGAATACTTGGAACAAATGGAGTTGAAAATTTTATTCCAGATGATAAACACATAGTTGAATTACTTGAAAAATATTATAAAGACTGGAAAACAGGAAAAAAACTATTAAAACAAATGTCAGAAGATAGCAGAAAATTTGCATTAACTTATGATTGGGATTTAATAGTTAAACAGTGGATAAAGCTATTTGAAGAAAATGTATAAAAATGAGAAATGTTTCAGACATGTTGAAGAAAGCAGATGGTTATTCAGAGAATAAGATAGAACATTTCTTATCTGCTTGTTATTTAGATTATATTTTTTTTGCTAAACATGTTTTAGGATTTGATATAGCAGATTATCATCGAGAATGGTATGAATTAGCAGAAAAATATCCAAGAGTTGGAATTATTGCATTTAGGGGTTCAGGTAAAACATATTTCTTTTCAGGTTATGAATTATGGAAAGCAATCTTTCAAGGACCAAGAGAAATTTTAATTGTTTCTAAAACAGAATCACAAGCTAAAAAAGTTTTAAAGATCATAAGAAGTATGATTTTAGACAATGAAATTCTTAAACAATTTGCACCAGATTCAAGAGAAATGATTTGGAGAGCAACAGAGTTAGAATTAAATAATGGAAGTTTATTTTTATGCAAACCTTATAATGAGAATATAAGAACATGGCACCCAGATGAGATTCTATTAGATGAATTAGGGGAATATGAAGATAAATCTATTTATTGGACAGCAGTTTTAGGTGCAATTCAAATAAAGATGGGAAGAATAATTGGAATTGGAACTAAAAAATCTGAATCAGATTTACTTGCAGAATTACAAGAAAACGATGAATATTTTACTAAAGAATATCCTGTAGAAAAAGATGGAAAAGCCTTATGGTCTCAAAAATATACAATGTTAGATTATGATACAGATACCCAAAAAAGTATTCCAAAAATTAAAAGAGATTTAGGATTACTACCTTTTACACAAGAGTATATGTTAATCCCCATTAGTTCAGCAAATTCTTTGTTCCCATTTGAATTAACAAGCAAGGCATTAGCCAACAAAGAAGGATTTCTTCCTTTTGGCAGAAAAGATGAAAGATATTATATTGGATATGATATTGCAAGAACACCTAAAGGAGATTATACTGTAATGACTGTTTTAGGAGTAAATGCAGATGGAAAAAGATTAGCCAAAGGATTAAGATTTAGAGATACATTTGAAGAACAATTAAAAAAGTTTAGAAGATTATATGAAGATTTCAAACCAGTTAAATGTTTAGTGGATGGAACAGGAATAGGAGATCAACAATCAAGAGACATAGAAAGAGAATTTGCTGGGGCAGAGATTATAAAATTTACTTATGACATAAAATTAAATATGCTTACTGACTTACGAAGAGAATTTGAAAATTTAGCAGTTTCTTTGCCTAATTCAAAAGATGATTTAGCTTATGCTTTTACACAGCAATTAATCAAAGAACTATCTGAAATTACTTTGAAAACAGATTTAAGAGTGGGACAAACAACAAGACAGAAATTTAGTTCAGGGAAATATGATGACTGTGCAATCTCACTTGCTCTTGCGAACCGTGCCAGCCAGCAAATTTATGGTAAAGTTAGCTTCAGAGGCGTCAAGTGAACCATCATGAAATCTTATTAGAATATTTCTATAAAACCTTTCAATTAGTTTGCTTTTGATTATTCCTTTTAGTTTACAGAATTCATTAAAATCATCTCTTATCCTTCTATCTATCTTGAGAGTTTCTCTTACATCATTTGGATAGTCATATTTCCCTGTTTTCATTCTATTACTCCTGCATTTATTAAAGTTTTAGTTGGTTTGGTCATTTGTGCAATTCTTGTTTTAGCATACTCTCCTTTAAAAGGCATCATATTTCCTCTTTCTATTTTAATTCCAACTGTTCTTGATATTAAAACAGTATCATTTAAATTTATTGTGTCTGATTCTGAAATTGGATAAATCTTTGTAGAAATTATTGAAATTTTATCTGTTAAAATTAAAGTATCAGTTTGGCTTACGCCTAATGTTTGAAGTGCATCCAAATAAATTTTATCAGTTAGAGTAATAGTTTCAGTTTTACTAAATTGAGTAACTAAATTTATTTTAACACTATCAGAAAAAGAAAGAGTATCAGTTTCAGAAATTCCTAAAAATACATCTGCTTCTATTGAAATAGAATCACTTAAAGAAGTTGTATCACTTTTAGAAATATTGTGTGTTTCTCCTGCTGTTTCATAAACTGCATAAATAGATAAAACACCTGGTGAACCTATACTTCCAGGACCTTCTAAAGATGTAGAACCAGAATCACTATAAAATCTTGATTGACCTTGTAGAACAGTCCTTCCAATCGTAGTGGTTGTATTTACATTATCTAATTGAACAGCTAACCAATATTTTGTGGTAGCTGATAACTCCCAATTTAATCCTGTAACTCTTTTCCATCCTGCATCTGTGCCTTTTGCATTAACTGTTTCTGAAAATAATAAATCTCCTGGAGAGTTCTCTCCAGAATCACTAAAAATTCCCACTTCAAAATTAGCTTCTTCAGTTGCATTCTCACAATACCACCCCATTTCTTTAATTGTAATTGCATCTGTTGTTGTATCATAAAAACCTTTAGTATAATCATCAATAGTTGTAGTATATTGTGGTTCTGGGTCCCCACTTGGAACTACTGATACAAATCCACAATTTGTTCCTAAGACTAATGCCATTCTATTTCAATGGAATTAGCTTACAACTACATCATAACCAATATTTACAGTGTCTCCATCATTGACACTTACGCTACTAAAAGTAGTTCTTGCTAACATATCACCAGCAGAATCACTATTAAAAACACCAGCTTCTTGAACACTTATACTTGAAGTAATTGCAATACTTCCAGTCAATCTTGCAGTGTCGTCTGTTACAGAATCAGTTTCTTGAGAACCTGTTCCTTCAACTCTATATTTTTCTGCGCCCATAGACGTATCTGTAGCATTTGGTGCAGTATTATCTGTGCCAATTGCCAAATAATCAAATGCATCTTCACCAACATCTTTCAACATTAGTCCAGTTATTACTTTTATCCCAGCATTCATTATGGTATTTGGAACTACTTGATGAGATCTTTCTTCCCCATCTTCGCCCAAAACTGCGATATGAAATCTACCTTTCAGATTTGTTCTTTCCATTTTTATACCTCCTATATTAATCTCATGGTGAGATTTTTATAAAATTTCTTAAATATTCTACCCTAAATTGTTCAACATCAATTGAATTTTTATCTACTTTTGTTTTGTATTTCCATCCTTCATCAGCAAAGAATAAAGTAAATTCTGTATCAGTTTCAATATAAAGAACTTTTGCTTTAGTATAATTTTCTGGACCTACTTTTGCTTCTACAAGCCCTATAAAATCAGGATAAGATACTTCCATATCTGTAAGTCCTTTAACCATTTTTAATTTATTATCCATTGTATTTTTTTCTTCTTGGTCAATTCCTTGTTCTCTTTTTTTATCTTTTTTGAAATCTATCCCTTTATCATCTCCTACACTTTTTGGCATTGTTCCTTTAGGCAACTCTGGATCCATGCCTATTCTTTCTCTTGCTTCTTCAATAGTGATTGCACCAGCTTGTGTTAAAATTTGAATTATTGCAGCTTCTCTCATTTCATCAATTTTATAAGAACGCTTAAAAGTTTTTTTAACATTAAATAAATTCCATAAGTTTTTGTTAAGAATAAACTCCCATCCTTTTTGAATGAAAGCAATTCTTTTATAATATCCTGTTTCAATCTTTCCTACATTTTGTGCAGTAGTATCTTTCTGTTGGGTAACATAATGAACTCTGTGCGAAGGAACTCCCAATCCCACAAAAATATTAACAGTAAAATGCTCAATTAATTTTGCAAATTCCATATCTTTATTAAATTTATTTACCTGGTCAAATTCTACATTTCCAGTTAAAACCATAGAACGATATTTTTCTCCTTTCTTTTTTAAATCTTTTAATTCTTTTTTAAGTAATTTATAATTTCTTCCACCTGGAGATTCTCCTAACATCTTGAAAATAAAATAAGGAATACCATCATTTTCAAAATATTTTCCTGCAAATTCTTTAGCAAAAATTAATGTTCCAATATCACTAAGTAAGGGTTCAAGTCTTGAATATCCATATGGCTGTCCGCCTATGCTGTTTGTTTTTAAATGGATTATATCTTGGGGTTTGTAAACTCTTTTTTCTCCATGAGCTTCTTGTTGATATGAAGCAATTTCTCCAGTCTTATCAAAATTAATTCTGACTGTTGAAGCTTTCAAAACCTGCAAATCTGTTGGAACTTCATCATCAAGCTTTTGATTTAAGACTTTGATTATATCTCCTTTTTTTACTTTTACACCCATCTTTCTGGCCATGTAAGAACTCACATTCTCCATAATGCTTTTAACTTTCTCTTGGTCTACTGCTAATTTTAGAATATATCCATTTCCTGTAACAAGTGCATCCCAACCAGCATCTGCAAATTTATGAAAATAATCTGATTTTATTGCAAATTCTTCTGCTCTTTTTATAATTGCTTTGTTTGTTTTATCTGATTTTCCAGGTTTTCCCTGAGGAGTTAAAGGAGTAAATCTCCAGTAGTCTGACATAATATCTTCAATCTGTGCAAGAAAGCATGCATTAACTTCAGGACAATGTTTAACTACATTGTATAAAACTTCTATATTTGCACCTACTTCAGAAGTAAATATATCTTTTGTTATCCCACCCCAGCTTGCATGCGGAACATACTCTATTTCTAACCCCCTAACATGTGCAGTTTTAGTAATTTTTGGTTTGTTTTGGGCTTTTTTTACCATATTTTGTATAACACACCATAGTTTATATATTTTTGCTTTTCTTTCCATAAAATATTATTTTTCCATAAAAAAAAGTATATACTTAAATACTCTAAATACTTAAAAGTTCTAAGCAATGCTTACAATATTTAAGCAGGAGACTAAAATTCCAAAAAAGCTTGATGAAATACATGATGCTGTAGTAAGAAATCTTAGAGGTAAAATTAATCCTCAAACTAAAAAGAAATATACTGAATCTGAAATGTGGGCAATAGCTCAAGCACAATACAAAAAAACGAAGAAAAGTTTTGAATTTGTGTGTAATGCTGATGATTGCTGGGAAGAAGAAGTTATGTTAAAAAGTGTAGGAACTAAATCCAAACAAAGATTTGTTTCTGTGATTGTTTCTGGTTTAGAAAGTGATAGACAAGATGAAATGATGTCTCAAGATGCAATAGATGATATGATAAAACAATATAAATCTGGAACAATTCCTATGTTTGCAGATCATGGATTAAATCCTGTAACAGGAAATCCTGGAACTTATACATGGAAAGGAATAATGGGTGTTTGGACTAATGCAGTTCAAGAAGGAAATCACTTAAAAGCTACATTAAGATTAAATGAAGCTCATCCTGATGCTGATTTATTTTTTAACTATATCAAAAATGATATGCCTGTTGGATTCTCTATTGGAGCAAATCCAGTAGAAGAACCAAAAATGGTAGAGATTGAAGAAGGAATAAAAGAAGCAAAAATTAACAAAGCAAGAGGAGAAGGTCAAGGAGTTGGTGGAGAGAAACAAGGAGATGGTGGAGCTGATTCTTGTGTCTGCCCAAAATGTGGTTATAAAGCAAAGCATGAAAAAGGGAAACCTTGTGGAAATTGTCCTAAATGCGGAGCAAAGATGGTTGGAAAATGAAAAAATTAAAAAAATTATGGGGAAAAATAAACTTATTAGAAACCTCAGCAGTAGGGATACCAGTTTATCCTTCTGCACATAAATCATATTTTTCACTTGTTAAAGCACTTTCAGAAATGGGAGAACAGGCTTTAGTTGGTGATGAATTAAATTTGGAGACAAAAAAGATGGAAGGTGAAGAATCTGCTGAATCTAAGGAACCTGAAGAAAAACCTGAAGAGGAATCTAAAGAGGAATCTAAGGAACCCGAAGAGAAAGCAGAAGAATCATCCGAATCAAAAAGCGAAGAAACTACAGAGACTACAGAAACAGAAGAGAAAGAACCAGAAAAGAAATCTATAAGCACTGAAGATTTAACAGCCATAATCAAAGCTGTTAAAGAGGGCTTAAAACCAGAAAGAGGATTAGTTGAAGAAAAAGTTGATGTGCAGAAAGAACTAAAGAAAAAAAGTATTGGTGAATTAGCTGTGATGTGTGGTTTATTTAAAGAAGAACCAAAAATGGGCTCCACCCTGGAGGTAGCATAATGGCAGACATTATGAAAGCCTTAAATGAGGCGTCAAACTCAAGTGGAGCATATGTAGTCCCAACTGAATTCAGTAATAGACTTTTGGCATTAGTTCAAGCTAAAGCTGTCTTTTATCCTGACTTGGATGTCAGACAAATGGGTAGCTTAACTCGATACATTCCAAAAGTTACAAGTGGAACAACTGCTCGTTGGCCTGATGAATTAGGTACAATAACAGCATCTCAACCAGGTTTTGGTAGAATTACCTTAACTGCAAAGAAAGTTGCTGCATTGACAGAAGTTTCAACAGAGTTGTTAGAAGATAACAATGTAAATGTTGCTACAGAGTTAGTAGAACAAATGGGTCTTGATATTGCTAACGCAATAGACTCAGAGATTGCAAATGGTGGAACCTATGCAAGCTCAACAAGTTCTCACTTTGTTGGTCTAAGAGAGACTTCTTCTATGAATAATGCAGTAGACGCACTTGGAAATACTGGTATGACTCAAGCTGATGGAACAGATGGAACATTGACTGGAGATCAGATAACAATCGCTGCACCAAGAGCAGCAATCTATGAAGTATTAGGTGATAACCATGACCAACCAGATGTATCTTACTGGAATCCTAAGGTAGTTGGACAATTGCAAGCATTAACAGATAGCACTACAAGACCAGTCCTTAATATGGAGACTTATGGAAGTCCTTTATTAAGAGATGGTGTAACTGCTACTTTAATGGGAACAAAAGTTAAAACAACTACACAGTTACCTACAAACTTGAACTACAAATCCGCTACAGCTAATGCAAGTGATGCAATAATTGCAAAGAGTAAAATGTTTGGAATACTTGGTGAAAGAAGAGGATTTATCTGGAAAACAGATTATGACATTAATACTGATGTGAACAAATATCAGACCACAATGAGACTCGCTTTTGCAATTAAGTATGCGAATGCTTATTGTTTGATTCGGGGAATCATAGATTAAATTTTTTTATTTTTTTCTCTTATTTTTTTTATTTAGAGATTGAAAGGACTTTTATCGAAGATAAAATGGCAACCTATATTACAGCTTTAGATTTATGGAAGAGTTTAGGAAAAGGCTCATATACTAAAGTGAGGGCTGAAAATCTTGGAACAGGAGATGGTTCTGTTTCGTCATGGAGTTTAGACCATGATAATGTTATAACTGATTCTACAACAATTTATACAGATTCAACTGTTTGCACAACTTCTACAATAAATTTAGATGATGGTGAGATCACAAATTTAACTGCAAGTTCTGAGGATGTTGTAACAGCAGATTATTCTTATGCAGATATTCCCGATTCTTATGTTCAAGAAATTTTAAAAAGAGCAGATGAGTATTTAACAAATTCTACTGGAAGAATTTTTGCTACAACTTCTACAACAGAGTATATAGATGTGGAAGATAGAGCACAAAATGAATATTTTTTAACCCACTGGCCTGTAATTACAATCAGTTCAATGCAGGTTAATACTAAAAATGTAGGAGATGCACCTTCTTGGAGTTCAAGCACACAAGGATTAGGAAATGATTTTATAGCTAACGCTGATGATTTAAAAGTTGGAAGATTTAGATGGATAGATAATTTTCCACCAAGCAAAGGAGTGGATAGATTAAAAGTAACATATGTTCATGGTTATACTGAGACTCCCGAAATGGTAAAAGAATTAGCTACTTTACTTGCTACTCGAATGATGATTCAATCTACAATGTATCAAACTATTTTTAAAGGAAGAGATAGTTCTTCTCCAATTAATTTAGATGTAGTTGATAAAAGAATAGAAGAATTAATAAGAAAAATTAAAAGAATTGATATTAATAAACCATAATTCGAAGAAAAATGGAAAAGAAAAAAGATAAAAATAAAATAGAAGAAAAAAAACTCGAAGAGATCGTTGAACCAACAAAAGAAAAACCAAAAAAGCCAGAAGATAAATCAAAAACTGCAACTTTTCATAAGCGAAGAAGGGGCTGATGGCACTTACAAATGCAAATTTGTACAGCCAATCTTTTGATATAGTTGAATCTTTTTTAAAAGATAATCTTTCTGACCCAAAAGATAGATACAAAGCTAATTGGATCCACGCAAGTTTTCCAAATATTAATTCTAAAGGATTTGAAGGTTATCCTTTCATTACATTGAAAATTAATTTATTTGAAGATAATCCTGTATTTGATAGAGATAAAACTCAAAAAAACTTTAGAGCAATTATCACAATTTATTCAGACCAACCAACAGAGATAGAAACAATTTCAGATGATATTGCAGAATTATTTAGAGATAGAACCAAACTCATAGATTTTAAAGCAAGAGAATTAACTTCTTCTCCTATTTCCTGGACATTAGATCAAAAAGGAAAAAAAGTTTTGTTTAGAGAAATAAATATCGATTTAAAGGTAAGAATATGAAATTTCAAATGACTAATAGAGCATTTAAAGATATAGAAAGAATAAGAAGAAAATTCCAGAAAGCTGCACAGGATATTAAAGCAGACACTCAAAACAAAGTTCAAGAAGTAGGACACTTAGGATTTAATTATGCATTTAGTTTAGCTCCTTATCTTACAGGGGCATTAAGACAGGCTATGAGATTAGAATTTCCTGACATGAATTCTTTTGTAATTACTTCTTCTCATCCAGTAGGAGATATTATGCCTATACATTTATTATGGGACACAGGAGAATATCCAAATGTATTTCCAACTTATAAAATAAAGAAACCAGAAGGTTTATTTTTCATGCAGAAAACTGCAATAGTATTAGAACAAGAATTCACTGAAAGATTAGGTATCACAATTCACCATAATATTGAAAAGATTGGAAAGGTAAGGTAAATATGGAGGTAAAAAAATGGCTAATGCATTAACAAAAAATCAAGGATGGTTTGACCATACTTATATCGAATTTGTTGCAGAAAGTGGAACAGCAGTTCAAATGAGAACAAAAACTACAAGTCTAAATGTGACTGGTGGAAACTTTGACATGGAGTCTAATGAAACTTTTGGTGGAGCAATCAAAAGATATGGAGCAAGAGAAGATTTTGAAATTAGTTTTGATGGGATAGTCACAAGTCATCAGGACTTTGATTGGGCATTTCATGGAGCTAATCAGACAGACACAAGCATTACAGATAGTTCTATAGTTGATTATAGAGTTGCTTTACTTTGGACTGACCAAACAGGTATAACTGCTGCAAGTCAAGCAATTTCTTCAAGTTCTGAGGCTTACAGAGAATATTACGCAGAATGTAATATGGTCTCTTGTGAAAAGACTCAAAATGTTGGAGAGAATATGACTGCTACAGTAACTTTCAAAACTGCATTCGAAGATAAGGATGGAACTGTCAATTTCAAGAAAGAAGTATGTGGAACTGATAGCACATTGAGTGCTGCAAGTGCATACACATCTACAACTAAATTTTAAGGAAACTTAATGGACTTTGTTGAAGAAATAGAAAACAGAAGAACCACAAACTTCAAGGTAACAAAAATCCCAGTCGGAGAGCTCAAGAAATTCAAGAAATTATGTAAAGAAGAATATGGTAATATTTATTTTGTAGGTATAATTCAATTAATGAAAATCAAAGAGAAGTATGAACAGTTACTTAATCTTTTTGAAAAAGTAGACAAACCTTTAAAATCAAATTCAAAAAAATTAAATACATTCGGAGGAAAAAATGAGTGATAGAGATGCAAGGGGAAGATTTGTTAAAGGATATAAATCAAATAAGATTAGACATCTTAGAGAATACACTTGTGGAGTTTGTAAAAAAAGATTTTTAGCATATAGAAAAAATGCAAAATATTGTAGTTGTAAATGTTTTGGTGTTATATTAACTGGAAGAAAGTTATCTGATAAAACCAAAAAAAAGATAAGTATAAATAATTCTTCTCATAGAGTAGAATGTAGAGAGAAAATTAGTGATGCTTTAAAAGGAAAAAAATTATTAAAAGAAACTATTGAAAAGATTAAAAAAGCAAGAGCAAAACAAATTCTTCCTGTTAAAGATACTAAAATAGAAATTAAAATTCAAAACTTTCTTAAACAATTAAGGATTGAATATTTTACACACCAATATATGAAAATTGAGCATGGTTATCAATGCGATATTTTAATTCCTTCAATGAATCTTGTGATAGAATGTGATGGGGATTATTGGCATAAATATCCTATAGGATTAGATAAAGATCATATTAGAACTAAAGAACTTTTAGAAAAAGGTTTTAAGGTTCTTAGATTATGGGAGTGTGAAATCAAGGAACTTGATTTACATTCTTTTAAAAATAAATTGGAGGAAAAAACAATATGTCAAAATTAGGTCAACTTGTCGGAAAAAGTAAGACTTGTAAGATTGGTGATGTAGAGTTGGAATTTAAACCTTTGAAATTTGAGAATATGGATTTACTCGCAGAGTTAGAGAATCCAGAAAAAAGAGTAACCTCAATGAAAGAGATTATCAAATTGACTCTCAAAGAGGCAGTTCCAGACGCAACAGATGAAGAAATAGAAAAAATAGGAATAAGTCATCTGTTAGAAATTACCAAAGCAATACAAGAAGTTAATGGACTTGAAAATGAGACCAAAAAGGATTGATGAATTAATGAAACATGGTGATTTGGATAATCAAATTGTCACAATCATAGATAGGCTCATGTCATTTAGACATCAACCTTATTCTGAAATTTTGAAAATGCCTATTCCTTTAGTGAATGAAATCATGAAAGAAATAGACAAACAAATTAAAAGGGAGAACAAAATGTTTAAGAAATAATGGCAACCGAAGAAATACGAGTAGTTGGAAGCGCAGATATGACTCAATTGCTTCAGCAATTAGGATTAACTGAAAGAGGATTTAACAAACTCCAAAACAGAATGCGCTTAAGTATGAAGGATTGGAGAAATGTAGATGCAGCTTTAGAGATAACTGGCTTAAAAATGTCTGGATTGAATAAACATTTAAAAATGAATTTTCTTGAAATGAAAGAGGGAGGAAAAGTTGTCAATAAATTAACAGGCCAGATGCAATCTTATGGACAAGTAATTGGTCAGGCAGCAATTAAAGGTAGAAGATTTAAATTTGAATGGTTAGGAATTATGTTTGCAGGAATGGCACTCGACAGAGCTTTTGGTGGTTTAGTTAGAACACAAATGCAATTATTTGGAGTAACAGACATGTTAAGTGGTGCTTGGACAATTGTTTTATTACCAATAATGCAATTAATTACTCCTCTCATTTATAAATTAATTGATGCTTTTATGAATTTATCTCCTGGAATGCAGATGGCAATCGGAGCAGGAGTTTTATTTATGGCTGTGTTGGGTAAAGTCATGTTAGTTGGAGGACAACTGATGTTGCTTTTTTATGCTCTGAAAGGATTAGGTGTTAGTTTATTTGGAAAATTAGGAGCAGCTTCAGCAGTGTTTGTAAGTGCTCTTGGTCCAATTTTAATTGTTATTGGAGCAATTATTCTTATAATTGTAGCAGTTTGGTTAGCATGGAAATCTAATTTTATGAATATAAGGGCGGACATTAGAGCATTTATTGCACATTTTAAAGCTACATTTAGAGGAATGATAAATTTTATTAAAGGAATTTTGAAAATAATTAGAGGAATTTTTACAGGAGATTTTGAATTAGTTAGAAAAGGAATTATTCAAGCATTTAAAGGAGCAATAAGTTTTATTTATAATGCATGGAAAGCTTTAAGTAAAGGAATGGTAATTATTACAAAAGGCGCAATGAAGTTAATTTATAATTTTATTAAAGTTATTATCGATGCAGTAATATGGGTAGCAAGTAAAGTTAAGAAATTTTTTGGTGGAAAGGAGATTAGTTGGAGAATGCCAAAATTTCAAACAGGAGGATTAGTTACTCGAACAGGCCCAGCAATATTACATGCAGGTGAAAGAGTAATTCCAAAAGGAAGAGCAACTACAGGAGTTATGTTTGCTCCAACAGTTTATATTGATGCCACAATAGATTCTGATATGGATGTTAGAATGTTGGCAAGTAAATTAAATGAATACTGGGCCAAAGACTTTGAACGAATCGCTCAAGGGAGAGGCATAATATGATTAAATTAGGAGGTGAAAAAAATGGCAATTACAATCACTAAAACAATTCCAAGTTCAAATTGGTACACAGATACTGGGTCAACAACAATAACTTTAGCTGGAGTTAATAATGTAATAGTAAACACAAAAAAGAGTTTAATTAAAACTCCAGTGCCACAAAGTAAAGCTTCACAAGACGCAAGTCCTTCTGATGAAGGAAAAAACTATGTAAAAGATTTAAAGAAAATTGAAGATACAATCAAAATTCGTGGCTGGTTAATAGACCAAACAGATAGTTCAGCATGGCAGCAAGCATGGCAATTAAGAGCAATGTCTGCAAGAGGTGGACCATTAAGTAGTCTAATAATAGACAATTTGACTTTTAGTTCAGCAACACAAGAAGCTTTTTTGGAAGAAGTTAATTTTATTGCACACCCAGCCAGAACATTAGGATTAGATATAGCAGATACTTCTTCTGCAAGTATAGATGTTGCAAGAATAGAAATTGATTTAGCTATATATTTAGGAGACGAAAGATAATGTTTCAAATTAAATCTGGAGGTAAAAATGGAAAAAGCAAATCTTAAAGGTAGATTTCATATCGCAGTTTTGGGCGAAGATGGGGAAGAAAGATCTCATCAAGTAGTTCCAAATACCATAATGAATGCTGGGAAAGCAGTAGTATCTGGTTTGATAGTGAAAGATATTGGTGAAGATGCATTTGATTATTTGGCAATTGGCACAGATAATACTGCACCAAATGCAACTCAAAGTGCATTAATCGCAGAGACTTACAGAGTAGCTGGGACAGGTTCGCAAGAGACTACAACAGTAACAGATGACACTGCAAGATTAACTGCAAGTATGAGCATTACAGATAGTAATGTTTTTGCAGAAGCTGGTGTGTTTAATAGTAGTTCTACAGGTGATATGTTAGCACGAACAACTTTCAGTGCAACAACTGCAAGTGATGGAGATACTGTTAATATTGGCTATGATGTAGTTGTAAGCTAATTCCATTGAAAGATGGCTTTAACAGACAATTTATTATCTTATTTCAAATTAGATACTAATAATTCATCACAATCTGATAGTACGGGAAATAATGATGCATCAGTTACAGGAGCAACTTATACTTCAAGTGGAAAAATTAGTGGGGGTTATGATTTTGATGGAACTGGAGATTATATAGTAACTGATGCAGATACAGGAATAGATGGATCTGAAAGTAGAACTCTTACTGGTTGGTGTAAAAGAGATACTCTAAGTAATGATGTTATCTTATTTACCATTGGTAAAACTGGAACAGCAAATGCATTTGGTTATTATATCACAAGTGGAGATGACCTTACATTTACTTCTTTTGCAAGTGATTATGATACTGGTATAGATGTTGATGATACTGATTGGCATTTTTATGCTATTACATATGATGGTTCAACAGTTAAAACTTATTTTGATGGATCTCCAACTACAGTTCCAAGTTCTTCAAAATCTCTTCACACAAGTGCTTCACCCCTGGTTATAGGAGCTAATTTTGATTTTGATCTTTCTTTTGAAGGAAAAATAGATGAGGTTGGATTATGGACAAGGGCTTTAACTGGAGAAGAGATTTCATCATTATGGAATAATGGAGATGGATTGACTTATCCTTTTACCGGAGAAACACATGATGTTTCTGTAAGTGACACAGCAAATTTAACAGATTCTGTTTCAATTGAACATACAACTCCTAAGACTCATCCATTAGCTTTAAGTGATTCAACTACTTTAACTGAAACTTTCAGTAGTTATTTATTAGAGCCTGATTATTCTTTACAATATACTGAAGATTTTGAATCGGATTTTGGAGATTGGACAAATTCTGCTGGAAATGATGTAGATTGGACAAGAGATACTGGATCTACTCCTTCTAATAATACTGGACCAACTGGCGCAGCAAATGGAGATTATTTTATTTTTACAGAAGCAAGCAGTCCTTTTAATAAAACTGCAAGTTTAGAATTTGATACGAGTACTGGATATAATGATGGTGGAAAAATTGAATTTTATCATCATATGTTTGGAGCAGATATGGGAGATTTATTCTTTGAATCTTATGATGGTTCTTCTTGGTCATCTCAATGGAGTGCAAGCGGACAACAGCATGCAGATTCTACATCTGCTTATACTTTTGTAAAATCTACCTTTTCTTCTGGAACTGAAAAAATAAGATTTAGAGGAGAAACAGGGGATGGGTATAGAAGTGATATGTGTTTAGATTTAATTAAAGTTTATTCTTATTCAGGAGGAGCAAGTGGAACAGCAGATAAAAATACATTTTGGGTTAATAATAGTGGAACATGGGTTGAATTTAATCATTATGAATATTTTAGAGTAAACAAAAAACAAAATCAAATGTCTGAATTTGAAGTTAAAATATATGATATTGATTCAACTGAAAAGGTTTATTTTAAAGAAGGTGCAGAAGTTCTATTTTTTGCAGGAACAAATATGATTCTAAAAGGAAGAATCCAAACTATTGAATATTCTACTGGATTTGAAGTAATTGCTAAAGGATTTGGAATGGAATCTAAACTTTTAGACAAAGAATTTATTAAATCTGGAGATAATAGAATTCAATATACAAATGAATCTGCACAGACTGTAGTAACAGAAATAAATAGTGACATCCTAACAACTCATTCTTCAGGAATTTTTGATACAGATTATGGAGATGTTTCTTTAAGATTTGAATATGCAAATAGATTAAATGCTTTAGGAAAAACTGCTGAAGCATTGGATTATTATTGGTGGGTAAGTCAAACAAGTTCTAATGATTATGATACAGATTATTTACATTTTGATTCAAATCAGGGAGAAACTTCTTCTCAAAAAACATTCGACTTAACTTCAAGTTGTCATAAAACTTCTCAAGAAAAAGATATAAATTCCTTAGTAAATTATGTTCATGCATTAGGATATGGTGATGGAATAAATCAATTATCTACATCTTGTTATGCTGCTTCAACTCAAAGTAGTCTTTTAAATTCCAATATAGATTCAACTGATACTTCTGTTCTTGTAGTTGATAGTTCTGATTTTGATGCAACAGGCTCCGCCAGAATGGCAGATGAGGTAATAACTTATGCTGGAATTTCAACAAATACTTTAACAGGATGTTCAAGAGGAGTTGGAACAACTGCCCGAGCTCATAATAAAGGTTGTTACATAGAACAGCATTATACCACAGATTCTGCTCAAACTGGTTCTTCAGTTCAAGTTTATGGTCTAATGGATAAAACTTTAATAGACAAAACAATCGTAGACAGAGAAACTTTAGAAATAATTGCTTCAAGATATTTAATGGATAGGAAGACTCCAATTATAAGAATAAAAATAGAATCAGATGAACCAATTACTGACGCTGGTTTGAATATTGGGGATAATGTAACTGTTACAGATAGTGAAGCAGATATTTCTGGAGATTATAGAATAGTTGGACAAGAATTTGAATCTAATTATGGATTCTTAAAATTAACTACAGAAGTAAGTAATAGAAGTTTGGAATTTATTGAACAAATGAATAAAGCAAGAGAAGATGCAAATGCTATGGCTAAGTATATGCAAGGATCTACAAATATCTATGCGATTAATGAAGCAGAAAATTGTGATTCTACACACTATTTGAATTTAAGATTTTTTATTCCTAATGAAGCTGTAGCAATAAATAAAGTTTTGCTTAATTTTAAATTAAAAGATTTTAGAAGCTCTCATTTAGGGGGTGCAGATTATATCACAATTCCTGGTGGTGGATGGCTGCCTGAATTCGGTGGGGCAGCAGAAGGGGATGATCTTCAAAGAGGAGGAAATTATTTTATGGCAGGAAACAATGCAAATACCGCCTTTTTCCCAGTAGATCTACCTGATGGCGCAGTTGTTACGAGGGCTATAGTTTATGGAAATGCTGGCGCAACTGCTGAAACATGGAGCTTGCGTAGAGAAGAAATTGCCGGGTCTGCTGCTGGTGTTATGGCGTCAGCAAATTTTGATAGTGCAGATACTTCAATTAGCAATGCTACAATAGATAATGAAACTTATGTTTATTATCTTGAATCATCTACAATTGATGATACAGATGAAATTCATGGTGGAAGAATAGATTTTACTGCTCCAACTTATGCTATTAGAGAAGAAGAATTAACAGATCCTTCAGTTGATTTATATACTGGAGAAGATGGGGAGAGCATGACTAAAAAAGCAACTTACACTACAGATCAAACAGAAATAGATCTCACAACTGAAGCCTCAGCAGTTGGCGCAGGCAAATGGGTAAATCTTCAATTCAGACCAAATAAAAATATGAGAATAGAGGCGGACGCACACTGCCAGATCTTTATAGAATCAAAAACATGAAATTTATAAATCAAATAGGGATAGCAGTAGGATTATCAGCAACGCTTATAGTTTTATTTTTCTTGATTTATTCTTTTGATTCTTGTTTTATATTATTTGAGCCAAGACTTCCGATAAGAATTATAGAAATAATCTGGTGTTTATTTGGATCTTTTATAATGATTAAACTACTTTGGAGAAGGGATGAACCATGAAGAAAAAACACAAATTGATATAATAGCAGAACATGTTACTGTCTTGAATGATGAAGTTGGAAGATTGCAATCTGATGTTAAATGGATCAAAAGAATTATTTATTATATGGCTGGGATAATAAGTATTGCTGTAGGAAAGATTCTTATTCAATAGAAAGTTAATTAAATGAAGGAGGCGTTATAAAAACATGGCATATGAAATAAAAATTGGAGTATGGAAGTCTATAAAGAATGTTTTGATAGTTTGGGGAGTCCCTGCCTTAATCCTTTTAGTAGGAGAATGGCAGAATTGGGTCCCAGCAGATTATCATAGAATTACAGCACCAATAATTGGTTTGATTTCCTACTTTATCAAGAATTGGATTCAAAATAAATAGGAGGCAAAAAATGGAAGATATAAAGAAGCTTAGAGCTGAAGTTAGTAGGCCTGATTGGGGTGGATCTCCAGTAAATACTTTAAGACTTCATTTGGTTGAAGTTTATGAAGTGTTAGACTGGTTTTTTGAGAACATAACAAATGAATATCTTGGACAAAATGAGAAAACTGTTTTGAAAAGTATACACCAAGACAACCCACCAAGAGCATTTAAAGATGTTTTGCTTAAAGCTGAACAAGCAAACAAAAAAAGAAAGAAAGTTTTAAAAGCTTTAGAATAAAAATGAGTATGAACAATAAAGTTGCTGTTCCTGACCAGGAGCAGTATACTTACGAGAATGCTGTAGAAGCAAAAAGAATTTTGAATATATTAGATGGATATATTCAAAGATTAGCATACAATGCCTCAGGATTTGTAGAGTATATTGGTTTGGCAAAACCAGGAACTGCAACAAGTGAAGCTAAATGGCAGATAAAAAAATTAACTTACTCAGGAACAAATGTTACAGAAATAAATTTTGCAGATGGGAATTTAAATTTTGATAAGGAATGGGATGAAAAAGCATCTTATAGTTACTCATGAAAATGAAAATTAAATACCTTTATTTTGTAATTAGCATAATTTTATTAGCTGTGGTTGTATCAGCTTATCAATTCCAAACAATTTATAATCCTTTTACAGGTAAATTAGATTATTATGTTTCAAATTATTCTGGGGAAAATGTTTCATTTCATTATATTTGTCTGGATGATGACACCTGTATAAATATCTGGCCTGCTGGTGGAGGAGGTGCAGGGGACAAATGGGTAGATGGCGGAGCCTATATTTATCCTAATGGAACATTTGCAGATAATATCAAAGTGTTTGGATATATTCAAGCAACAGACTGGTCTAATGTTACAAGATATTACTATCCAAGAAAGGTAAATTTAACAACAGGAACTCAAACTCCCAATGCAGGAGGGTATGCAAGTGCCAATGTAATTTGTGATAGTAATTATTCAGGAAGTCATGTATGCAATGAATTTGAAATTGCTTCTTGGTTTGCTAATGGTGGGGGAAGAGGAGTAACTGGAGATGCTTGGATAATTGGGGGTTCACCAAAATATGCACCAGCAGATTTGCCTGTAAATGATTGTAATGGTTTTACTCATGGAAGTGCTGGAATTTATTTAGGAAATTATTGGCATTTTAATAAAACTGAAATGGGAGATGGAAGATGTGTAAATTGCGGAACAAGTTTAGCATATGCTTGCTGTTCATATTAAAATGAAAAAGTTATTATTATTAGTATTAGGAATCTTTTTGATTAGTTTAGTTAGTGGAGCTAATTGGAAAGCCCATCCACTTGATTGCCCAAATAATTATCAAGCCCAAACTTGTCCAGGAAGCAATTTGGTTTGTGGATATTCAGGAGGGGTTACTTATTGTTATGATATGAGTTCTTTAAATCCTCCTGGAGGTGATGATACAAGCCAAGCAGGGGATACTTATCAGTCTGGATTACCCGCAGGATTTATAGTTGATTGTTATGCTTATGATGGATCTGAACCCCATTGTGATAACTCTGGGGGACTGTGGTGTAATAGAAATGTAACTTGTTATACAACAAATCATAGAACCTCAATTTGCAAAGCAAACAAATGGTCAAATGAATCTGCTCAAACAGATTGTGGATTATGCAGAAGTGATTATTATAATTGTTATGGTGATACAAAATGTGAATCAACTTCAACTTCTGATTGCGAAGGAAATAAACAACATACCAGATATAACACAGGAACATGTGTTGATGGTTCGGGGGGAGGAGTTTGCCAATGTGACCCTGGATATATTAATTGCACTGCTCCCATTACAACAGATGGGTGTGAAGTTGATTATGGAACCACAAATTGTGCTGGTGGAGCTCATAATAATATAAATCAATCTTGTGTGTGTGTTTGTGATTCTAATTATTATAATTGTGATGCTTCAGCTTATGGAGGAGGAACAGGCTGTGAAGTGAATGATGGTGGGAGTTGTTCTGTTGGAAGTTTATCTGGAACTTATAGCTGCTCTGCCTCTGCTGGAGGATGTTACAATCAAGCTGGAGGAACAGAATATACTTGTTCATGTGTAGTAGATAAATCTTATTTTCAAACAGGAACATTTGTAGAATATCTTATTAATATAGCAGATGGGGCAATGTTGTGGTTTAAAAATTGGGGAACAGGTCCCACAATTAATGCAACAGATAAAAATGATGTAAGTTTTATTGTAAATGAATCTGGAGCTTATTGGAATAATACAGATTTAAGTACCTCAGGTGGGGGAGGAGGAAACCCCTTCGACCAATCATTAAATCAAACTGATAATGATATCAAAATTCTTCAGGAAATATAGAATGGATAAGACCAGAGCATATCTTTGATGTAGATAAAGCAGATATAGAATCAGATCTAAATACATTTGTAGATATTGCAGGAGATACAATGACAGGTGATTTAATTGCACTTTGGTTCAATGGCTCATTTAACTGGACTTCAGCAGATAACTGGAATATTTTTGATGGAAATATTTTAGATTTTAATGAATCTAAATTATCTGCAAAATATTATAATGGAACTTCATCAATAGCAATTAAAGGAATAATAGATGGAGGAAGTTTAGTTGATACTCAGCATCCTGATGCTCAATATGACAGTGTTACACTTAATTTTTCAGAAGAAAGTGGAAGTCCTGGATTAGATTTAAGAATTAATTTTACAGGTGTGGAAGGTTTTAGTAGAGGAATTATGAGATATAAAACAAGTAGTTTATCAGGCGATTATCCAGTAAGGCAGTTATGGAATTATAATACAAATAATTGGGATACTTTAGCTTCTCTTTCTGCAAGTGAAGATTTTGTTGTAGTTACTTTGCCTATTTTTAATAATCTAAATTATATTCAAAATGGCATTGTTCAATTAAGATTATATAAATCAAGTAGTGGAAAAATTAATAATCATTATTATATTGACTGGGTTGCTATGGCTGGGGGGTATGGTGTTCCATCAGGGCAGGAAGTTGATCCCTATTCATGGCATAGAGATAAAAACATAGATGCAGGAAATTATAATGCTACTGTTAATAGGTTAAATACTTCAGAGGTTTGTATTGGAAGTGGATGCTTTGATTATATCCCAGCACAAAATACAACTTATGCACTTCAATTATTATTAAATAGTACAGATGTTTATTCAACTTTCAATGCAACTTATGATAAT